ACCAGATCCCCCTGAGAACTCATCTCCACGCGCATGCCGGTGCCGGTTGCGGTTTTGAAGGTTCCGCCAGTCACGATTCCCAGATCAGCGGTCAGCGCTGACAGGTACTCAATCAGACACTTCTCAGCCGTAACTGCATTGGCCGCCAAATGCGGTGTTTCAATGCTTTCATCGCTGATCTCAGTCTTATCGATCTTCAGCCGCTGCACTTCGAATGAAGGCGAGATACTGAGATCCGCATCACCCCATACATCGACCCCAGCAATCCGCACATAGCGCTTGCTGTAATCAACAGGAAGCGGAACAGACATTAGCCGCTCACTGGTCAGCTCTACCGCCAACGTGGACGCATCCGCCGCGAATGTAGGCGTAGAACCCACCCAGATCCGAAACCCAGCAAAGTCAGCATCAGCCGGATAGTCCGCCTGAATCATCGCCACGTTAAACGCCGAATCTACCTGCAGGTTTGCCAGCGGCCCCACCTGATCGTTATGGCACACCAACTCAGCAGACTGATCGCTTGGCTCGTCATTTTCACCAACCGCCCAGACCTTCAAAATCAGGTCACGCCCAACACCATCGGTGCGCGCATCCAGATAGGTATATTCAAAGGAATTAGCCGTAACCTGCACTGATCGCTTAGGCGTACCGTTCGGCAAGCAGACATTCACAATCCAGGCTTTTGCCTCATTACCTTTATCCCACTGAACTCGAAGCACCCGATCTGCCCACGCCTCAGCCAACGCCAAACCGGTCGGTGTATTTGGCTTATGCACCGACGCCCCCGGCGTAATATCCGTCTGATACCAGGGACCAACCACACCATTCATCGCCGCTATGCGAAGCTTGGCATCACCCGGCGCGATCGCCTTTTGCAAGAACAGATCAGCAGTCTGCTCAAACGTACTCCAGCGCGCACCACCATCACGACTGATCTGAATGATGAAACTCTCAGCATTCAGCACCTGATTCCAGCTCAAATTAAGCATCGGATTGGAGGCACTACCGGTGTACTCCACTCGCAAGCCTTTCACCTGCGCCAGTTGGTTGGCCCCCACCGCTGCAGGAGCCGGTACCGGAATCTGCCCTGAATCGATCAGGCTATCAAACTGATGCACACGCGGATCATCCAGCTCACCCATATGGCTAAACTGAACACCACCGGCCGACACTACCTCACGCATCAGGAAGCGCTTGCAGAAACCATCAGCCTTGCCAAATTGGAAGCTAGTGCGCTTTTTCTGAAAACCGGTATAGATCGTTGCGTTATGATCGCGACTGATCACAACCTGATTAGACTGCTCCCCAGGCGTTACCAGGTACGGCCCCTGAGGCTGATTGCGCGCATCAGCCAGCGAGACCACATGATCCACGCCGTCCGCAAATTCGACCGGCTCAGATAGCACCAACGTTTGACGGTCATTATCTGGATCATCGATCACCGCCAACACCGAACCAGACACACCCCAATTCGAGCTGTAATAGCTAACCGCCACACTGCTACCGTAATCAGGAATCCCACCGGCCAGCTCAGTTTTATAGCGCACCACACGGTTTCGGAACTCCATGCGGGCAGCTTCAAACATACCCTCTCGATACGCCTGCTTTCGCTGACTCACGCCTTCAAGCTTGACGCTCAAAGGACTCTGCGCCGTCTTACCAGGCAGCACACACAGCACGGTATCCGGCAAGCCGGTTTCACCGTCGATATATTCCACCTCAACGGAGTCATCTTCCCACTGATCCAGCGTGTTCCACTCGATATCAAAGGAGCCCACGACAATCTCAGCCATCCCAAACTGATAGTCTGGGAGCTGCTTAGGCTCATCACGCACGATGGAGTACACACCGGCATACTCCACCTTCACCGCCCGCCCCGCCTTACAGATCATTTTCAGTGCGCTATCAAGCGTGCCTTTTGTGTCAAAGTTGTAGTCAAAGCAATCACCACGCGCATCCCAGATATCCGCCAACCGCTTAATCGCTGGCAGATCCAGGTAAGCATCATCGTAGCCACCACCCCACGGCCCTTTCACCATGTCACAGAACGCCCACGCCATGTTCCGCGTAACCTGATCTGCAACCCACTGCGTACCGTCCCACACATCCAGCAAACGCTGGCGCATGCAGCTCACTTTGCGCTCAGATTGCGCAGACAGCTGCCCCGTAACACGTACCTTCACCGCCCATACGGTATGATCAAACACCGCATCCGTATCCAGCACCGCGCGTAGCTCACCCCAGATCGCATCATCACGCAGACGGCCGCCGCTCTCGTTGTCGGTGTTATTGGTACGAGATACCCGCACCTGATAACGCCCAACCGGCACATTTGCACCGAGCGTTTTGCGGATTACATCTACTGAATTCTCGGTGATCGTTTGGGTTACCAGAGTATTCCAACCGCCAACAGGATTGTCGTCATCATCGATCGCCTGATATTCGGCCTTCACCGTAACCGATGCATTCTCTAGTGCACTGGTTGTTTCATTCTGGCGATACAGCCCGTTAACCAACGCATCTATTTCAATACGACGCGCCAACAACGCCTCACCACCAGTACCTTTTGGCGTGGCAACATAAGGCCCGGACAGACCCTGATAGTTTGGATCGTTTGGCGCATGCAGATCGATGTTCGCCACATCCTCAGATGTCAGCACCTCAGGCGCGAACAGCGTAACTTTCTCACCAGGTGCGTACACCTGATCTTCAACATCTTCAAAGTTGCCAAACGGGTTATCCCCAATCTTTTTACCGGACAGCTGATACTTACCCTGCCCGATCGCAAACAGGTGATAGAGGTACTGCTCGCCGTTTTCGTAACGACGATAGCTCTGCGCCGCAAAGTCCGGCCAAATCCGGTGATAGCCATAGCCCACCGGAATAGGCTGATTAAGCCGCGCCATGTTGCCTTGCGCCTGCAGATCATAGGTTGCCGACTGCTCAGGCAGATCGTGATAGTTCTGCTGGCCAGGCAACTCCATTCGCGACATTTGGCTATAGGCATAGGCCGCCGCCGTCGCAGCGACAAGCGCATAAGCAATCGTAAACGGATCACTGAACAAGCGCGGGCGCAGATTGACTACCTCACCGGATCGCAATACCCGCTCACCCCAGTACACCGGATCAACCACGACACCGTTTATACGAGCCTCCATCGGCTGAACAGCCGACGACTGATACTGAGGCAACAGCTCACCTAAAGCCTGATCTAAGGTCTGCTCAGGCTGAACATCAATCTCATGACGCCCAACCGGATCAAGTGGATGCGGCTGAATCTGAAGCTGTACACACATATTCCCAATACTCAATACGATGAAAATCTGCTAACTGATGCAGCCCATCCAAGGCCACCCCCACCCCTTCACGGCTATGCAGCACACGCCCACCATTCACATCCAAATACATCCCGATGTGGTGAAACAAACGACTACGCGACATCAACACCACGCAGCCATCAACAGGCTGGCGTAATTGCCGCCAACTTTGCGACGCCTTTTCCTGCGATACAGCAGCATCAAACGCCGAAACATCGCCCACAGAAACACCAAAATCCCGCCCGATATCTATCCGCTTATGAATTCGCAACCCTGCCGCAACCACGCCCATGCAGTCATATGCATGCGGCCCTGACGCATAGGCACGCCAGGGCTTGCCGATTAACGGCCCGATCCAACTGTAATCACTCATGGAGATCTAAAACCTAAACAGAATTTGCCAGCCCCGGATGCGTTGCCAGCACGTAATTTATAGAAGGGACCGTCTTGTTAACGGTGTCATTGAAAACAGCACTTGCCTGCACTCGCGTACCTTTAGCACGCGGCTTGATCAGTGTAAGCCGATCATCAATCTTGCCGGGATACTCCAAGTTATCCTCAGCAAACTCACGCATGATCGTTTTGATACGCTCACGCGTTGGCCAGTCAGATACGCGCTCCATCTGATCAATCACCTCAGTGGTTGAGGCATCCATCACCAACTGAAGATCACGCCGTCCGCGTGTTCCTTTTTGCGGCGGACGCACCGAATACGCCCCCGGACGAAAAGTAGCCAGCGCACCGGTTTCCAGCCTTACAGTCAGCGGCGTGATCCGATTATTCACCAGCCGAATCACCCCCGACGGATTGCCATCCTTATCCACAAACGCGGGATGCCGCAGCTCAAGGCATTGATAGATCACCTTGCCGACTGGATTGCTCGCATAGAACCCCGCCAGCATTTGCTGAGCCAGCTCCTCACCCGACGGCATACATCTCCCCTTGATCTTCAACCAAACACCGGACGGCTTTCCCAGGCTAATCCATTCATAGGGCAGATCCTGCCGACGATGCACCCAGCGCCGCCGGTTATCCAGAATCCAGCCCTTCACGGATATCACCATGTGCCCGCCACCAGTTTCCGTTTTTACGTACACCAGATCCGAAGGAAGACCGACCTGCTCAAGCCGCCAACGCACCCAAAGCGCGAAGTCCTCACAATCACCCTGCAGCGACCGCGCCCACAGGTCCACCTGCTGATATTGAGCCAGATCCGATACATACCGATGCCGCGAGTGCGCCTCAGCCAACACACCCTGCAACACATCCATCCGCGT